CGTGACAACCTTGGTCGCCTGCTTCGAAGCGGCATGTGCCGCTACCGAAGCGAGGCTGTAGGTCTCGGCCACTTACGGTGCACCCTGCATGATGATCCGGTCGGCGCGGCTGCCCATCTGCAAGGCCACCGTTGCGATTGTCGATGTCGCACCTGCTCCTGGGACAACTGCGACGGTCGGAGCTCCGATGAACAAGCCCCCGTCATAAATGGTCCCCGGAAAAGCCGCCGTCACAGAGGCAAGCCCGATATTCGCCGGACGCGGCTCCCACGCCAACAACTCGGCTTCCGGTGAGTTGGTGATGGTGCCGGCGACCGGCGTACCCCCGAACGTCGTTGCAAAACTGTTCGCGCCCGTACCCGCGCCGCTCACCGTTGCAGAAATCACCGTCTGCATGACGTTGGCCGTCAGCGAACCGGACGTACCGGCACCGCCAACCGACAGCGTCACGCTGTTGAGCGAGCCATTGATCAGCGGACCGCCGTTGTTCGTAACGAACGCACCCATGATCACGCCGGCCGAAGTCAGCGAGAACGCAATGGAGGCCTGCGTGATGCCCGTAACCAGGTTCGGATCAAACGGGGACGGGATCACCACCGCCACCGGCGCGCTCGGATAACCGGCGCCGGGGTTGATGATCGACACCGAGGTCAACGATCCGCTTGCGCCGAGGATCGCCACGGCTTCCGCCGGGATGCCACCAATGCCGTTCACGTTTGCGGCGGCCGGCGGGGGCGGCGGGATCATCACGATCGGCGCGATGCCATAGCCGGCACCCTTGGTCGTAATATCGAGCGAGAACGTGCCCGTAAAACCCAGCGCGCCGCCGACTATCGGAACAAAAGTCGGCAGTGCCACACCGGTCTGGAATGCGCCGATCGCCGTGATCGTGGTCGTCGCCTGCACGTAATTCGTGCCGCCGTTGATGACCGAGGCGCTGACAATACAGCCGGTCAGGTTAGCGACACGAACGTTGAAACCATCGCTGGTAACGTGGATCAAACCGCGCGTGAACGCAGCACCCGGAGCAATCTGCCACTGTCCGGTGACCGGGTCGAGGAACTGCAGGATGTTGTACATCCCCAGCGACACGTACCAGTCGCCTGCCGGAAGGACGAAAGTGTCGCCGGGCGCAAGACCGATCTTGTTGGTCGAAGCGTCCTGCGGCGCGTTCTGAAGCTGCGAAGGATACAGGTTCTGCGGAAATGCGAGACCGATCCCCGGACCCGAAAGAAATTGCGGCATTGACCTGTCTCCCTCAGAAAGCCGCGCCCAAGAGCCCGAATCCGTGGAAGCCGGACACAGCCTTGACGCTGATGAAATCGTAGCCGCAGACCACCACGCCCTGCTGGCCGATCTGGCCAAGCGGGACGAGTGAGTAGAACCCGGAGAAATCGAGCGCCGCGTCCTCGCTCATGTACATCGACGTGTATTTCACGTTGACGCCGTACACGTTGCCCTTCGGGCAGAAGTGATCGGCGAATATCGGGATGCCGGCGATGTTGATGTTCGGGAAGGACGAGCGAACCGCTGTGTCCATCGTGAACTGATTGCCCGGCGGCGGGTTGATCTGCTCGATCGCCTGGAACGTGTTGTTCAGCGTCGCATAGTCGCCGGGATTCATGACCACGAAAGTCGGCGCTTCGCCACCCGCCTGATCGGTCACGAACGACAGCAGGTTCGACATGCCTGCGCGCGTAAAACCTGCGGTGCCCTGGCTGAACGTACCCGAGTTCAGATTGATGTAGTTGCCCTTGAAAGACGCATTGCCCGCCGAGTTGCGGTTGATGCCGCCATAGGTCGGAACGTTGGTGCCGTCATCGAACGCGTTATAGAACGAGTCCGGCAATTGCGGGTTGGCCGTGTTGTTCGTGAACGCCAGCGTCGCCATTTCCTGGCGGGTGACGGCGAACACGTCGTTCATCCGGGCCTTGAGCAGCGAGATTTCGCGCTCGGTCGCCTGGATGATGGTTTCGCCGAACGGCAGCGGTACCGGCACCACCCAATAAGCCAGATTCCACTGGCCGTTCTGGATTCCTGGAGTGATGACGGGCGAATTGAAGCCGCCGCCATATCCGGTCCAGGAGCCCTGGACCATGCTGTTGCCCTGCAACGGCGCAGTGACCTGATTGAGACCGCCGGCGGCGCGCTGCGCATTGCCCAGCATGTAGAACAGCGTCGGGCTGGCAAAATACAGCTGCACGAACAGTCGCGGGATGAAAGCCCGGCGATTTACCGCCGCGAGTTCAGTAAAAAGTGTGCCTGATTGCGGGGCAACGCCAATACCGGGAAGAGGCATCTCAAACTCCTAAATTAGCGGCGCCCAACCGGACCGCGAAACTCGTTAAGGGCCTCACGAACCATTCGGTCGGCGATCTGGTCGTTCGACCCTCGCGACGCGATCAGGTCCGTGATGTTCTTGTCGGCTTCAGCGGTGAGATCAGTGAAATTCCATCCCGAGCCGGCGCCCGGCGCCATCGGCGTAGGCGGGGGGTTGTTGCGCTCGAAGATTGCGACGGCGTCCATCACGTCGAGCAGCCCCTTGTCGGTCATGATCTTGTCGATCCCGGCAAGTCCCTCGTCGGTGTAGCCATCCTTGCGCAGCTGGGCCTTGTCGGAAGCCTGCTTGCCGGCAATCTCGTTGATGCGCGACTGGCGCTCGCGTTCTTCCTGGCCCTTGGTCAGATCGTCGAAGCGCTTGGTCATCTCTTCGCGAAAAGCGTTGATCGGCGCGAGATGCTGCGCTTCGGCATCGAGGGTCGGGGTTGCCGCGTTCGGATCGATGAGTTTCTGGGCCTCCTCGAGCTTCTTGCGTGCCGCGGGATTGGCGACGATCTTGGCGGCGACGCCGCGAAGCGCGTAAAGCCGGTTGGCCTCTTCCTCGTCGATCTCGATCTTCGGCATCGGTTACTTCCCCGGCATCGAGGAAGCATTGGGGACGTGGCTGATCGTCATCTTCTCGGACTTCATCTGTCCGGGCAGATGCGACTTCCGGCCGCCGATATCGATCTGCTCCATGTCGACGCGGACGATCTGCTCATCCGAGGTCGGGATCGACTTCGCGTTGTTCTGGAAGATATTCAAATTGGACATGTGGACTCCGTCAGTAGCCGTATCCGCGGCGGGGGCGTTCAATGTTCACTACATTGCGATTGACCGGCATGGTGCCGGGGCTCAAATTCGACAGGCACTCCCCCGGCGTCATCGCCGAGCGCAGCACATCCGGGCTGTTTGACTTCGGCGGCATGCCGCCAAGGCGTTCGCCGTCCACAGGGGTCTCGAAAATCGTCTCTCTCACGCGGCGGCTCCCTGCCCTTGTCCCTGGCCTTGCGGCTGGGCCTGCTGCTGGCGCATCTGCTGGATCGCCTGCATCTGCTGGTTGCCCTGCGCGTGCTGGCGCATCTGGGCTTCGATCGCGTTCTTCTGAGCGGCCGGCGTAACGGACCCCGAGGGGACGAACTTCACCAGCTTGCTGAGTGCGTCGAGAACGGCCTTGCCGATATCCGATCCGGCGCCGACTTCGGGAAGCAGACTTTCCAGCTGCTTCACGACCACTCCCAGCTTCTGCAGGCCGGCGGCCTCATAGCCCTTGTTCGGTGTCGACCCCACCGCTGACGTCGATCCGAAAGGGGGCTGCTGAGGCTGTCCGCCAGGGGCGGCACCCGGCGCTGCAGGAGCTGGGATCGGCATTACTTGCGGTGCTTCCGCTTGCCGCGACGATTGCGAACGAACATGGCGCGAACCTTTCTCTGGCTGGTGTGATCGAACGCACGGCTTTCACCCCGTGTGCGAGCACCATCAAGGGGTTGTCACTATTCCGCCACGGGGGTCGTCCCAGTCCTTTCAAGTTGCATCCAGTACATTCCCATGATATCCAATTGCACCATGGGAACAGGGTCTCAGATGGTCGAAAACGGACGTTCTTGGTTCTGGGCAAAGGAAGCCGCCGCCTACATCGGCGTCCATCTCGAGACGCTGTACGTCTACACGCGGCTGCGCAAAGGACGGCCGCCGTTCCGACGATTAGGTCGCGATCGCCGCTACCGATTTCCCAAACAAGAATTCATCGAATGGGCTGAAGGCAACAAGTGAGGAATGCATGTATAATTTGACGATTCATTTCGGACCGAACGCGGTTGCGTGGTCGTTTTTGTTCAAGACGAAAGAATCTATTGAAAAAATCAGAGGCGAACTTTACGTCGAAAACGTCTACCCTTTGCGCGTAATCGATGACTACGGGCAAGAAGCCGAAATTTCTCGCCCCATCCACGGTTGGCTTATAGAAGACACCGAAGCCGGCACCGAAGCGCGTATCCTACGCGGCCTCGACAATGCCCGCGGTCAAGCGCGAGCGAACAAACGCGCTTCTACTGACCCTGAACTCCAGCAACTGCAGCGCGGACAGGGCCCGAGCGTCATCACGCCGTTCGCTAACGGCGGCTTCCGCCAATAAGCGACTTCGCCGCCTGCTTGCCGGCTTCCTCCGGGAATTTGGCAAGCAGCTCCTTGGTCTGCTCCTGCTTCGCCTTCGCGCGATTGCGTAGACCTGCTTTTGCCGCTTCCTTGTTCGGCAAAGGAAGGTTGTCGATCGCGTACTCACCGTCGACATCCCCCGCCTTGCGCAGCGCGAAGATCAGCTGCTGGCTCTCGTCGGCAAAAATCGGGCTCGACGAGTGGCTGTCCACCGTGACGCGATAATCCGACGGCAAGTCGGATATCATGAAGCCCGTTTTCTCAGCGTCCTCGGGCTTATCCGATGCCGTCCAAAACTTGCGGTCTTCCTTGGCTTCCATCAACTCAAGCGTCAGATCGGCGGAAATGGCGCACTGCCGTTCAACTAGTAGTGCGCGATCCCGTAGCGTGGGCGACGCCGTTTTGAGGAGCGTGTTCGCGTGTACACCTGCTCGTACTCCTGGTTCGCCCTTACCCTGCATGATCTCGGGAAAAGAGCCAAGGGTGTTGATCATCTCCAGCATGAACTTGATACACGGCAAAAGCTCGGCCGGAAACTTTGGCGTCAGATCCTCGGCCTTGCCACCCATTCCGAGATTCATGTAGCCGGATGTCCGGAACGCAGCATAGACCTCGTCGGTAATCTGGTTCTCGCCCGAGAACCCGATGATTTTGTCGATCTGCAAACCAATCAAACGCTTGAGATCATCGAGCCATTGCGCCAGCAAACCCTGCGGTTCAATAAGATCAACGAGCTCGCTGCGGCCCCAGAACCAATTCGTGACCGGGTTAGGCTGGATCAATCTATAAGGCTGCCGGCGGCTGCCCTTGATCAGAAGATTTGAGAGCTTGAATTTCGTGATCAGGACGTCCGGCTCGATCATCTGTATCGTCTTGTAATCGTCCTCGCCCTTCACCCAAAGCTCGTGGAACTTGACCGTCGGTGCGCCGACAGTCGGTCCCATGATCGAATAATTCGGATCGTTGCCGATCTGCACGATGCCGCCCGGCAGCGGGCGCGTGTTCGACGACACTCCGGTCTGCAACTGCGATGTCGACAGCACCTGATGAAAGAAACTGTCCGGCGTGCCCGAGGTCTCGCCCGATCGGGCGTGCGTCATGATCTGCTCATACAGCTTCTTCGCATTCGGAAACCGATAGATACGCTGCCACACTTCCGGACCGGTCAGCGACGTCGTCTCAAGCAGCGCATCCTGCTTGTCGATGTCGTTCTTGTCCTCGCGGAACACGCCGAAATTCCACGGCAGCACCAGGTCTTTCTCGTAGGACGGAATTTTTTCGCCCTCTTCGCCCTCTTCCGTCGCCCACTGCTTTAAAACAGCGGCGCCGTACTTCAAGCCTTCGAACACGCCGCGGCCGTAAAGGATGTCGGTCGACGACTTTTCCCACTGCCGGGTGAGATGTTTTGCTATGACCTCGCCGCGCTTGATCTGGTTCGCGTCGTACCCGTTGTCGTAGTCGATCGCGAATTTAAGCTCCACCGGGGAGAACAGATGTGACGCCGTGCGCTCCAGATGCGTGTTCATCATGTTGACGAGCGACTTGGTGCCGTCGTACCGGCCGGTCTCCGCGATGACATTGAGCAGGCGGTAGTAGGAAGCGCGCATCGCCTGACTGACGCTGCACATCTCGATCATCTCGTTGGCAAACGAGATAAGTTCTCTCTCACCTGTGGGGATCGTCAGCATCAGCCGCGCTTCACATAGCTGGGGTTATTGCGAATTTCGAGCGGCACCATTTCCGGCGCAACGCCAGCCGAGCCCTGGTGGTGCGTGTTCCATATCTTGGTCCTCATTCGCGCGCCGGCGAACGGTTCCGGTCCGTTGTGAGCGGTGGACGCCGCCTCCATGGCCTGCTGGCGCTGGAAGCCAACAGGCATGCCTCGCGCCTTCATCGCATCCATGTGCTGGGTGATCGAATTGTTGACCGGCTTGATCGACTGCTCGGTGTCATTGCGGTCATTCAGGTCGGTCACCTTCAGGCCGCTCATTTCGGAAACAGGGACGCCAGCCATAGCAGCTGCCATTTCAGCGCGCGTCTCAGATCCATCCATGACTTGCCGCGCCACGGCATCCGTCTTCTTGGTCTTTTCCGACAGGAAGTAAGGAATGACCACATCGTCGTCCTCGCGATCGTGGGCGATCCGCTTGCCGCAAACCTGGCAGTCGTCAGGAAAGCCGTCGGCAACATCGTACTTGAACTTCTCGCGGCACAGCGGGCAGCGCAAAATAACTCTCATCGGCGTCCATATCTCCAAGCGTTCTTCATCGCCAGCCGTTGTTGCGCCATGCGCGTCTGCTTTTTACCGTTTACAAACGAGGCGAGCATATTCTGGTTGAACAATTGCACCTGGTCAACGATCGAACCCTGCTTCCTGGCCTTCTCAGCTTCGCGGGTGCGCTTCTGCACAATTAGCTGGCGGCGGATCTTCACTTCCCAGTAATGCACGGCGAGCGCCGCGGCCAGTACCCGGTCATCCCTGAGATTTCCCTCGGCCGAGATCGAATCGCCGTCGCGCGTGACCGTCTTCATCTCCTGCAGCAGATCCTGCGATCGGACGTGCAGCTGGCCGTTGGTAACGACGCTGCGAATTCCCTCCATGATCGGAACTTTGTTGGTCACGGAAGTTTTCCAATGCCATGCGCTGCCGCCGCCCATGATCGAATCCGGGCGAGCATAAATGAACTGCCGGACATTGCGAAAGATGTCACGGATGCCCTGCTCGGCGAGCGGCGCGTAGCTGTTCTCGATCTGGAACCGAAGATTCTTCAGTTCCTTTAGCACGTCGTTGCCGGGCCCGTTCAGTTCGAGGATGTAATGCACCTCGCTGTTCACCTCGTTGCCGTACCAAGCCATAAGGCCGGCAATGATCCACGCGAAGTGCTTGGTCGATTGCATCGCAAACGCATACTCGGCAACCTGATCGATGCCGTCGGCGTAGCAACGCAGGATCTGTATCGAGGACCGGTCGTTATTCTCGTTCTCGCCGTAAGCCGGATCGCAGCCAAGCACATAGACAGCGTCGGCCTGCGGCTCCTCCCAGACCTTCAATTCGAGATTGCGCGTGGTCTCGGCAGGATAAACCTTCATATCCGAGAACTCAACGCCGCCCAAAAACATCCACTTCTTGAACTTGTTGCTGACCCACTTCTCGGTCTGGTCCTTCAGCGTCTCGTTGGCAAAGAAGGTGCTTCCGGTCTGCTGGAAAGCTTCGTCCTCGGTCCACGGGTCTTCCTGCTTCTGAAGCGCGGACGCCTCAAAACCAGCATCCGTCTCGTCGTCATCGCGCGCCGCCGGATCAACAAGCCGCCGATACCATGCTAATTGCTCCTGGCTGATGTCGAAAGCATAGAGCCGCTTGACCTCGTCGATCTTGGCCTGCTCTTCTTCCGACGGCGGCTGCTTTCCGTAAAACTCCCAATCACGTGTGCCTTGGTCAATTTTCTGATCGTCACGCGCCCACCAGCCGATGAAAATGCACTCGTTGTGGTCGCTGTCGGCGCGGGCATCCACCCAAAGATCACGCCAGCTGTTGAAGCCGCGCGCCGTGCTCTCCCACAAATACAGCCGATCCGGATTTATGTCGGACAATGACCGGCGGTAGGAAATAAGACCTTCATCGTTGTCCCATGAGCAGATTTCCGAGCCGTGGCTGAAAGAGAGACCGGCCGAACGGCCGAGCGTGCCCGACGTTTTTGTCTTTTTCACACCGGCCGACTTGAACAGAATCTTGGAATCGTTGTGCAGCGTGAGCCCATCGCGGTTGTCCTGCTTGATCAGCGGGAAGCGCAAAGTGGTGGGCAGATCCTTGATCATCGTGACGAGTTCGGCACGAGCCAGGTTGCGGTTCTCGGTGCTGTCGAACACGAGAGCGCCGGAAAGACCCCTGTGCATGCCGAGCCAGAAAATAGAGAACGCCCAGCTGATCGTAATGATCCCGAGCTGACGGGACTTCAGGACATAGACGTCGTGGATATCCTGCTCGAGGGCGTCCAGG